CTACAAACCACCAACTTTAAGTGACTTAGTTTAATGGATAAATTATTAGAAAGAACTATAGCGAGAACTGGCCGTGTTCAATCATGGCTAGATAATCCAGAATCACGTCTACCCGTATCATGCACTGTCTTCGTAGTTGAAGACTCAATGGAGGGTCCAAATGGGATTGAAGCATCGTGGAGATTCGCCAGCCATGCCCTCCGGAATGGGGCGGGCTGCGCTATACACCTATCTAATCTCCGTCCAAGAGGACATGAAAATGGAAAAGGACTCGTTGCTTCGGGTCCGGTGTCATTCGGAAAAATCTACTCAATTTTAAATGAAACATTACGCAGAGGAGGCGTGTACAAAAATGGAGCAATTACGCTTACCCTTGATATTTGGCATGACGATATTATTGAGTTCGTGCGCTGTCCTAGAGTGGAACTCCCTTGGGTCAAAAGGTGCGTCAACCTTACTCAAGAAAGCTGGGACAAATCAAATAGAGAAACTAAAGAAGCCATTATCCACGGAATTAAAAGTGGAGACATTTGGCTTGCAAAAATAAAACATGACAAAAATGGAAAACGAATCAGATCGAACGTATGCCTTGAAATATTCTTGCCCTCACGTGGAACCTGCCTCCTTCAGCACTGTGCTTTATCTGCCTGTGGTATTGGAGAAATCAGAAGGTCTATTGTTGGAGGTATGCAAGAGTTGTGCGAACTCCATGCGAAGACAGGCGTTGGTCTGTCGGGAGAATACCTCTCCCCTGAAGAGGATCGTCAGGTCGGCTTTGGATTCCTTGGATTAGCGAATCTATTAGGACAACATGGTGTCACCTACGCAGAGTTTGGTGATGCATTACATGAAGTTTTAACGAGTGGTATTAGAAAAGGTGTTGGCGGTATTATTGCTGCTGAAATCCATGAAGGTGTTAAAGAAGCTGCAGAAGTAGCTAAGTATTACAAGATGGATCGTGCATTCTGTATTGCCCCAACAGCTAGTTGCTCGTATAGGACTAAAACCTTTGACGGTTACACCTCTACACCAGAGATAGCACCCCCAATCTCTCGGATAGTTTCCAGAGATAGTGGTACATTTGGTGTTAAAAATTATGATTACGGCAATGTAGAAATTGCCAGTGAAGTTGGTTGGGATGCCTATAAAAAGGTAGCTGATAACTTTATGAGAATCTTAGATTCTACAGGACTTCTGCACGGCTATTCGTTTAATAGCTGGAGTGATGTCGTGACATACGATGAAAACTTCGTGGCAGAGTGGCTTCGGTCTCCTCAAACAAGCTTATATTATTCGCTTCAAGTGATGTCCGATACGCAAGATAAATCAGATGCGTATGCTGCATTAGATGCTGAAGATGTACAAGACTACTTGGATGGGATAGTAAAGCAACCGATCACATGCGATTGCCAGGAATAAAATGAACCCGTATGACAAATTACTCAATAGAAAGAGAAGATGGACACCAGTCCAAACAACAAAAGGAAAGTTTAAAGAGGGATCAGAAGAGACCCTCTTCCGTGCGCTTGCAGTACGCCATATGGAAGTACCAGTTGGGGATTTTATATCTCAAGCACTTGGAAAAGATGTTCCCGACGCTGCGCGAACACTTCTAGCGGACAACGTTAGAGATGAAATCAGACATGACTTAGCTCTCGGTTATGTAGTGAATGCCCATGGAACAGATCCACAGGCAGAAAAAGAGGCTTTTCTATTAAGGGATGCATGGAATGAGCATCCTGATCACACCATTACCAAAGCATTAGTAATTGAACGTGCAATATTCTTTGTATTACTTCCTATGTTTCGCTTTAATGGCGATGCTGGTCTCAGAACGGTATCAGCTGATATTTCCAGAGACGAACAGATACACGTGGCCACTAATAGCCTTGTATGTCACGATCTGGGCTTACGGCCTAGTAATTCTTTGGACAAACTCAGGAAGGCCACGATTAATTGGATATTACAACCCCTAAGTACAAAAACCTACGGCGATAAATATTTAGACAAAAAATTTTGGCTAGATGCTAGTGATCGCCTTATGTATGAGGGGAAAGCCCCAGAGTTCTCTGAAACTAAGAGAGCAAGAATGCCATCCTTCTTTGAACATAGCAATGTCAACCTTCCCCAATACTCTTGAGCCGTTACTTGGACCCACAGTTGAGTCCATTTTACATGAGCTTGAAGACATCCATCCACCACTAAACCCTACTCCCGATGAATCAATGGAGAAAATTATGTATCGCTCTGGCCAACGTTCAGTTGTGGAGTGGATAAAAACACGTATTAATGAGGACGAATAAATGGCTTTAGATATAGATAGTATTTATGAAAAACTGATAGGCAGAAAGGCTGGTTCAGAAGGTAAAGGTTATTGGACACAGCAATACAACACAGCAACTACTGGGGATAACAAACAAACCTCAGAACAGGCTATCCAAAACATTGAGAATGCCATCAAACAAAGTAAAGAGTACACAAGTAGAGAGACTGCTAAGTCAACTGCCCAAACTCTCCATGGTAAGGAAGCTTTAACAGGTGATGCTCAAGAAGCTTGGCTAGATAGAATCATCGGTCCAGGAGGAACTAGTACTGCAAACATTGGAGACACAATGAAGGCAGATGTCGATACTCTGTACCGTAAAAGCCATGAAGAAGGAGGTTTAGGTAGAGCAGGTAACTTCTCTGGAGATGCTACTAAAGATTCCACTGATGCTAACTACTGGGTTCATCAGATGATGACAGGTGGAGCAGACATGGATGAGGTGAAAAGAAACGTCAAGGCTAGTAGTGAATACATAGGCAATACACCAGTTAAGAAAGAAGAAGAAGTTAAAAAAGAAGAAAAAGTAATTACTGATGGTGGTGGATCTGGTGGAGGTTCCGGCGGAGGAGGAGACTCTTTCAACTGGGATGACTTCATTGGTAAATTCCAAGGTTGGTATGACGACAACATCGCCTCTACTCAATGGCCAAACTATGGCTATGGAGGACACGATCCTGTTGGTGGGGTAAGGATAAACAAATCCCAACAAGCACGTGGCGGAAGGTCATACAAAGGCTCCAGAGGTACATTTAATAGACAAGGCTTAAGAATAAGCGGACTAAACACTAATTAACCATGACAGCAAAATCTAGATACGACTATTTATCAGGTGAACGTACCCAGTTTCTAGACGAAGCAGAAAAAGCAGCGGAATTAACTCTTCCATATTTAATTAGGGGTCACGAAGATTTCAACAAGGGAATGCGTCACCTACCTACACCATGGCAAAGCGTCGGAGCTAAATGCTCAGTTACTTTGGCAGCAAAACTATTGCAGTCACTAGTACCTATACAGACAAGCTTTTTCAAACTGCAGGTAGATGAAAGCCAACTTGGAGAAGAGTTCGGACCTAAAGTTAAATCAGAACTAGACTTATCATTTGCAAAGATTGAACGCACTATCTTAGAAGCTATTGCAGCATCTAATGATCGTGTTGTTATACATGAGGCACTACTACATTTAGTTGTAGCTGGAAATGCCCTAGTCTTTATGGGTAAGGATGGTCTGAAGTTATATCCTCTCAATCGCTACGTCGTAGAACGAGATGGCAACAGCAATGTGATTGAAATAGTAACGAAAGAAAAAATTGCCAAGAAATTAATACAAGATCAACTACCAGCGGATGTACTTAATGAGTACAAGACCAACGTGGTTGACAATTCAACTGATGACGTTGAAGAATGTGACATATATACTTATGTCAGAAGAGACAACAACAGATACGTCTGGCATCAGGAAGTACACGGTAAACCATTACCAAAATCCTACGGGAAAGCACCTGTTGATGTAACACCTTGGATCGTACTGAGATTTAACTCAGTAGATGGAGAGGATTACGGAAGAGGTAGAGTCGGCCAGTTTATTGGCGACTTAAAATCATTAGAGTCGTTGTCTCAAGCTCTCGTTGAGGGTTCAGCAGCGGCTGCAAAAGTCGTGTTCACAGTCTCACCTTCTAGTACAACCAAACCTCAAACCCTTGCTAACGCTGGGAATGGCGCAATTGTACAAGGGCGACCCGATGATATCGGTGTTGTGCAGGTAGGTAAAACTGCAGACTTCAGAACAGCATTTGAAATGATGCAACAACTAGAGCGTCGTATCAACGATGCGTTCTTAGTTATGCAGGTTAGACATAGTGAACGGACAACAGCAGAAGAGGTACGCCTCACACAGATGGAGCTAGAACAACAGTTAGGTGGGCTATTCAGTCTTCTTACTACTGAGTTTTTACTTCCATATCTAAATAGAATACTTAGTCAATTCCAAAAGATCGGAAAGATACCTCGGTTACCCAAGGATATTGTAAAGCCAACGATTGTTGCTGGTGTTAATGCACTTGGCAGAAGTCAAGACAGCGCAAGTCTTGGTCAGTTTTTACAAACCATTGCTCAAACAATGGGACCAGAGGCTATACAAAAGTTTGTTAATCCAGAGGAAGTTATTAAACGTTTAGCTGCTTCACAAGGTATTGACGTATTGAATCTAGTTAGATCAATGCAAGACGTACAACAAGAACAGCAACAGGGTATGCAACAAGAGATGCAGATGGAACAGATGAAGCAGCAACCAGCAATGATGAAAGCTCCACTCATGGACCCCACTAAAAACCCTGCGTTGGCTAATGAATTAGAAACACCACCAACTACAACAAATGAGTGAAACATTAACCTATGATGCTGGTACAGATACTGTTACCACATCTGAGAATTTAAACGAGGCTGAACAAGAATCCCTAGAGATTGGGGAGGAGATGCAAGCCCAAGAGGAGAATCTATTAGCAGGTAAATACAAGAATGCTGAAGAGCTAGAGAAAGCTCATGTAGAACTCCAAAAGAAATTGGGCGAAAAATCTGATGAGGATTCAGAGGAAGTAGAAGAAGAATATGAAG